TTTGTTTGCTCTAAAAAGTTTTTGGCTTTAGCAACCTCTTCCTTTATTGCAAGCTTACGCTTACGTACAGTTCTTTCATCGTCTTCATCCTCATCATACGAAAATTCATCATTAAGTAAAAACTCAACTTCTTCGTTATCTAAATGAGGTTTAGATTGTTTATAAAATTCTTTTAATAAAGTAACATCATCAACTGATGAATAATCAGCGTTTAATCTTACGTAGTCTTCAACTGTTCCACCAGTGTCTTCCATAAATGAAACTAGTTTTTCAATGTTTTCTGGTAAAGGTTTTCCTGTTACTTTTTCATCTCTTACAGCTTCTTTTAATTCATTAGTAGCTTCTTTAACTTCTTCTTTAATTTTCTCCTCTTTTACTTCTACTATTGGCGAAGCTATTTCTTCGGTGCTCCGTACTTCTTCAACCACTTCTTTGCTACTTGTCTCGTTTTTCTTTTCTTCGACAATAACATTGCTATCATTTGTGCTTTGTGTTTGAATGCCATCTTCTTTGTTTTTATTTAAATCTATCTTAGCTATTTCAGTTTCTTTAATCTCTGGTTTTTTAGATAAATCTATTTTATTAGATTCTGGTTTGTTATTGGATAATTTTTTAGGACGCTTTTTTATTTTAAAGTCACCTTCTTGTGGTGTGTTTTCTTTGTTTTCCATGATATGATATTATATAATAATTCGCCTAGTTATTAGGCATTTCAAAATTGGTTGGCAACGTGCCATCCTGTCTTTGTTGTATTAGTTGACTTTGTTGAGTTGCTTGTATTTTAGTTCTTTCATCTTTACGATCTTCAATGAAAGCTTCTTTCTCTCTCATTCCTTGAACTTCCATAGCTTTCAACTCTTTGTCAAACCCATACTGTAATTCTATTAATTGCTTTTTTAATTCAGTTTCGCTCTGCATTCTTTGTAATTCAAATTGAGATTTTCCTTGCTCTATTTGTAAAGTAGTTTGTGCTAAAGCTTGTTGCTTTTGAACCTCAGCCATAGCTGCTCTTTCAGAAGCTTGTGCATTTGCGTCAGCTTGAGCTTTTATATTAGCTAAGTTGTTTTGTTGATCTTTTTCAGCTTTCTGTTCTTGCTTAAGTTTTAATAACTTATTAGCTAATTTTAAGTTTTTTATCTCTCGTATTTCTATAGCATCTGGCAAGCTTATTGATTGTTGTTGTAAAGCTATTTGTATATTTTGCTCTAAAGCAGCTTTAGCTTCTTCATCTGGTTCAACCTCTAGATATATACCAAAATCATATAAGTGAAGATTTTGTATTTCTTCTAAAGTTTTAACATTATATAAACTTATACTATCTATTAAACTTTCTCTTAATAAATCAAACTGTATACTATCAGCAACTCTTAGTGATATGTTTTCACAAGCTCTTAATGTAAGAAATAAACTAGCGTTTAATATATGCCTAGTAGCTACGTTAGAATTAGCAGCAGCTAACTTTTGTAAACCAACTAATGATTGCTTGTCTGGTAGAGTACCGTCTCTAGCTTCGTTAAGTCCAGTTACATCTCTAATCATCTTTAAGTAATACTCGTAAGTTGATATTAAAGAATTAATTTTTTGACCACCTGATGAGGTGTTTAGTTCTTGTATTGGAACTTTACCTTGATTAATATCACCATCCTGTGTCATCGATCTACCAACTATAGAACCTGTTTGAAAATACATATTCAACGCTTCAGCTGGGTTATAATTAGTGCCATTACCTAAATCTACTTCCGCTAAACCATCTACATCCATAAACACACCATCAGGAACTACTCTAGAAAGAACTTGCTGTAGTTTTAAAGAAGTTAATTGAATCATATCAGCAAAACCTATCATACGTTCTACAGTTGATTCTATACGACCTTTATACATGTGAGGAGCAACTATTTGATAATTCATATTAACCTTAACAGTGTTTGAATAAGGTCTGGTCATGTTTTCTGCAATTTTCCAGTCTAACATTATATCGTGACCTAATATTTTAGCTCCAGAATATAGTACTTCTATTGATCTTGAAACTTTGTCAAAATTATCGCTTGGTGGTGGATTAAAAAAGTCAGGCTTTTCTAAAGCTTTTTCTAAACCATTTTCAGTATATTTTATTTTATATACTTGATCCATATAAGTTTTATATTCAAAATATAATACTTGCACGGTGTTGTTATTGTCTTTACCTGTCCAGTTTCTAGTATAATTAGTATTGCCTGGAAATTTTTGTATTTGCTCTAATTGTTGATTGGTTAATTCAGGAAATTCTTTTTTAAGCTCTGGTAAACTAATATTTTTAACTTCACCAACATAATATATATCTTCAAAATTAGGATCTTCTGTATAAGACCAAACTAAATTAGCTGGATCAACATAGTTGACAACAATACCTTCTGATTTATTCCAAGAAGTTTTAACAGCTCCAATGCCTAACACAACTAAGTCTCTATTGAATCTAGCTCTAGTTAGATCATATTTGTTTTTAGCTAAAGTATTTTCTATTAACTCTTCTTCTGCTATTTCAATAGATTGCTTGTAATCTAATTGCATGTGTATTTCTAACTCTTCCTCAGTTTCAGGAGCGCCAGCTGGAGCTTCTTTAAGATCTATACCTAACTCTTGTTGCATAGTTTGAATAAACTCTCTAGCTTGAATGTCTCTATATATTTTATTAGCGTATTCAGTTCTTTTCTTTTGTGAAGCTGGATCTTGTGAAAATGCTCGTATATCATACATTTTATCTGACATACCATTAACAACGATGTCTACAAATTTAGGAATTACCGGTACAGGTTTCCAATCTAAATTTAAATAAGACAAATCACCATTTATAGATAATTCATCCTTGTATTTTTGAACAGACTGTTCTCCTCTAGCATATAATCTTCGTTGATGGAATATAGTATAATTAAAAGAATATCTATTGCCACCGACACCTTGACTAAACCATTCACCTTCTATAGCTCTAGCTACTTGAAGACCATATTCTGTAGTCATCTTCTCTTCTTGAGGAATTACTTGATCTGGAAAAGAGCTTCTAGTATTAGTGTATATCATTTATTTATTAATTTTTGAAAGAATACCATCATTGTTGAATGTTTTTATTCCTAAATTTACTTTTTTCAAAGTTCTTTCTGCTATAGGTTTATACTTGTTTTTATTACAAGCCATTATAGCTAATCCAGAACTAATAGATGCATCATGTTTGGTTCTATTGTTTATATTAAATTTACCCCAGTCTTCTAATGTATCTTGATGATACATATCTCCATAGCCATCTTTCTTTAAACCTACATAAGTATCAATATAAGCTTCAATAGCTGCGGCATGCGCCTGTTTAATATCTTCGCTTGAGTTAGGTATTCCACCTATTTCTTTTTCCGTTACTGAAAGTTTATTCCAAACTTTGTCAGGGCGATTCATTGAAAAACCTCTATAACCTCTACGTTTTAAGTAGTATAACAATCTTGGTTTGTTGTTTTCAGCGAGTATAGGCATGCCATAAAATACTAATGACATTAAAACATCCTCAAAAAATATTTCAGCAGTTTGTGGTCTTGATATATATTCTAAGAAAAAATGATTTGGTGGTGCATCTTCCATACTAAATTTAGTAAGACCATGTAATGATCCTTTAGAACCTCTACCATCAACAGTTCCCGATATATCATAACTATCACATCCAAAAGCGCCAATATGCTCATTTCCAGGATATTTTGTTCCATTTCTTATAATCACTTGATTTTGAAGTGATTTAGGTGGTACCCAACTAACTTGAAATCTACCGTTTTTATTTGGAACAAATATCACCTCAGTATCTTTAATTCCATTTAACCACTGGAAACTACCTTTAGTTACATTAGCTCTATTGTTAAAATCTTCATTATAATCAACTTGCTCATATATTTTAGTTAAGTTAAAAAGACTTTGTTTAGTCTCATCTCTAAAAGCATGTTTTTCAGTTCTTGGAAACTGTCTATAATATTCATTTAAACTATCTTGATCAGACTTTAAGCCTTCAACTTCATTTTCCCAGTGTTCTATAACTCCTGTTGCAATTTCATAACCATCAACTCCTTTGACTGTATTTTCACCTCTAACGAAGACAGGTAATCCATAAGTATCGATGAATCCTTCGTAGTTCCACTCCATAGGAATGAACAAGCTATAGAGTCCAGAAGATGTTTGTCCGTTTCTATTTCTTTTAGTAACGTCTGAACTGTTGTAAAGTCTTTTAAAGTTTTCTCCACCTTTGTCTAAAGCATTTGAAGTTGAGCCCATCATACATTTACCTACAATTCTAGAACCAAGACGTAATGTAGTTTTTGTAACTCTCCAGTTGTTTAATATATTATCAGGTCTCTCCCATTTACCACTTTCATCATGAGCTAATAGCTTTAGCTTTTCACCATCATAAGAGTTATCACCTGTGTTTTTCCAGTCAATAGTTGTATCAAGTCCGTCTAGTTCTCTAAGCTGTTCATTCGACTCAAGCTTTCTTCTAGTAAGTTTCGATGCTGGAACCCTATATGCCAGTTCAGTTTTTGGCCTGTCCATACCATCTTGAATGGGTTTAAAAAAGAACGGGTAGTTGACTGATATGGGTACAACTTTATCTGTGAACATTTTTTTGGCATCTGCTCCAGACTTGGAAAGTATTCCAAATCTAGCATCGGAAGATATTGTAGCCTGGTTAACAAGCTCTGCGCTTGACATAAAAGAGAATCCAGATCTTCTGTTTTTAAGGTAGCACATGCCGTAGCATCTTGTATCTGCTTTACATGCTTCCCAAAATATAAAGAAGAGTCTGTTTGCTTCTCTAAAGTCTGGCGCTCCAATATCAATCTTTGACCATTGCAAGTACATGTAATGAGTGCCAGTAACGTAAGTAGGAGTACCATTGTTATAAAACCAAAATCCTTCTTCTCGTCTAGTAAATTCATCATCAATATAATCGTACCATTTTTCTTTAAATTCAGCTGGATATTCCTCCCAGTCAAATCTACTTTTAATTCTGCTTAATTCTTTTGGATACTCTTGTCTTTCCCAATACTGCTCCGCTTTTTCTTTACTTCGTTTAAACGGTTCATCTGTTGCTGGTAAAGCAATCCTGAGATTCTGTATTTCAATGATTTGTCCAATTTTTCCAGTTTTACTTATTACTATAAAATCATAATCAGAATTATAACCATAATCCCATTTTTTAAATCTATTGTTTTTAGCTAATATCTTAGGATTTACAACGTCCTTAATTTCTTTCCAAAGAGTTTGCTCGTAACTCACTTACTTCTCCCTTCTGCAAAACCTTTAAAAGTTTTTTGTTCTTTTACTTCTTTAGGTTTTTCATTTAACATATCTTCCTCTTGTTGAATACGGTTAAGTATTTCAAAAGCATCAAATATAGCTAACTTTTTAGTTGCGGCAGCGTTTTTTAATCTGTCAGCGCTTACATCATCGTCTGAGTCAACAATCTTTTCTTTTGCTACCTTAATAAGTTCCTCAACTGCTTTTTGCCCAGCTTGGATTATACTCTTTTTGGTTTTCTTTATGTCCATATTTAATTAATATGTCTTTTGATTTCATACAATATAATAATTCTTCATCTATCACAAACTCCCACTCTCTAGCATTAGGAAAACCTACCACGTCTTCTTCAACTATGTTTAATTTTTTTAATAACTTGTTTCCATATTTTAAAACACCTTTGTTAGGTATTGTTTTATCTCCAAGTTTTTCAGAAGTTAAAGGTTTAACAAAACACCTGTCTAAAAAAGATTTTCTTATATTATTTCTTTCGTAAAGGTATATTTGATCAACAGAGCAAAAATATAAGTTATTTTTAAAATAAGCTCTACTATTTTTTTCTCTGCCTTTCATGTCGTAAAACCTTCTAAAAACATTGTGGTGAACATATACTATATCACCTATTTTTATATCTAAGTTGTAAGCTTTTGGAACACTTACAACTTTTGCTTTTTTATTAACAGATTTAAAGGTTTCTATTTTAGTGTTTAAAATTAACTCTTTGTTATCTATTTTTTTAACATTATCATACCTTTCCCCTATCGGTTCAACAATGTAATCGTATATACTGTTCATTAGTATTTTAGATCATACTCAACTGATATAGCCATATTAGAGTTAAACTTTTTCCAAGGCAAGACTTCATTATTTTTAGTTATAAAAATATTATATGATTGGTCTTGGTCTTCAAAAAGAATATTGCTAATAGTATGTCCACCGTATACTTCCTGACCAGTTGAATAATGCATCGCATCGTTCTTATAGTCAGAACCTATACTAATCTTCCTTATTACCTTCGACATCTATCTTAGTGTAAGAACCATCTTCTAGGTTAATTTCTATTGGACCATATTCAGTTTCTAAAACTTCTTTATAATCTTCTATTTCTTTATTAGCTCCAGCTATATCATGTAATAAACCATGCTTTTGGCTTTCTAATAATCCGATATTACTAACTAATTCATTAAGCTGTTTTTGTTGCTCTTGAATTAATTTTAATTCTTCTTCTTTAATTTTCATTTTATTTAATTTAATTATATTTGTTTTACTCTTCGCCTTCATCCTCTTTTGGCGGATTTGGATCAATACCGTGTTTAGCTAACT